GATAATTTTAACCTATTATTTGAGGCAATTGATGCTTCTGCTTGTGCACTATTACCATCGCCGGTAATAGTAATTGAAGGAGGTGAAGTATATCCATTACCTGGATTTGTAATTGTAATACTTGTAATTGAACCAGCTTCTATTACAGCAGTACCAGTTGCTGTAATTCCGTTTCCTGGAGGAGCTGAAAAAGTAACTGTAGCTGTTGTATATCCACTACCAGTATTTGTCATTGTAACTTCAGTTACCTTACCTACATCTACAATACTATTACTTGAACCATCAAATGTAAATTCTGCTGGTGAAATACCTGTAGGTGATGTAAGAACTAAAGTTGAATTAGCTCCAGTTTCATCTGTAAAAAACTGATCATTTTCATTATCGGGATCTGGTATTCTAAATCTTGCAACATCATCTAACACTATATCTTCAAATGATTCTGTTTCCTGATATATGAACTCGTCCATATTCATAAATGTATAATATGCATTTAAGAAATTTTCTAAACGAGCTCTGTCTGAAAGTATTGCTTCAGGAATTAACTGATCAAGTCTGAGATCTTCCTTTGTCTCATGCAAGGATGAATTATCTTGCTCAACAATATTAGGTGATAATGATGTTTTATGTGCCATTATTTAAATCTTGGTGTATTTGTATAATTAATAGATCCTGAAGAACCAGCTGTTGCAATTGTATCGATTTCAGGTGTAATTGTTACAAAGTCATTATCAATTGAAATTAACTGATCTCTTTTTGGAGCTAAATCTAAAGTATTAGGTGTTAGTGTAATTTTAATTTGACTTGTATCATTTGGTCTAAAACTATTTAAAGTAATTTTACCAAGAGCAGGTTCAATTAAACCAGCATCGTTATTTACAATAACATTATTATTATCTACAATTTTATAGATAATTACTTTTCTATTTGTTGAACCAGAAATTGCAAGATCTCCAAAATAATATTTTCCTGTTGGGTCTGTTGCAAGTCCAAAAGCTGATGATTCAATTGTGTAATCACTTGTTGATTGTGATGTATAAATTGGTCCTACATATGTGAGTGTAAAGTTTTGTAGAGCCATGTTACCATTTGCATCTAAAATTGGTGTAATGTATTTAAACATTCTTGGCCTTACAATTGTATTTAGAATTGATGGGTCTGAATTATCGATTGCTCTTGTTAACTGTGAATGCCTAAATACACCATCAAATTTATTAAGGTTATTAAAGTTATAATCTGATATTGTATCTCTTACAACTGATTGTAATTCAACTGAACTTCTGTCTGTTAAGTTTGGATTATATTTAAAGAAACAATCTATTTCTAAATGTGTAAAGTTTGGATCGACAATCTCAGGAGTAATTGATACTACATTCTTACCTTTTAATATTGCTCCTGTAATGTCATTTTTTTCAGATACTGTAAGTGAAGAAGCAAGCAATGGTTTAATTGCGATATAAACTTTTCCGTAATCGGGTGGATCGTTATCTTCACCACCCCATGTTGATATTGAATCTACATTTGAAAATTCTTTTTTGATAATTGCTGAATAATCTTCAGATGTTACAGCTCTGTTTTGTGTTGTAAATGTTAATGGTGCATTAAATCGAATTGATTCCATTGTTTCTGCTTCAACACCACCAGTTGCGTTTGCGACTGTTGTTACGGCAATGTTACCAAAGCCACTAATATTATCAACCATTGAAAATGTAGTTGCATTATTACTTTCTTCGCCTTCAGTAATAATATAATCAATTGTTACAATATTATTATTTGTTGGCTTTTTACCAGTAACGCCATCACCAAAATATGCTTCATAATAACCAGCAGAATTTTCTTGCAAATAATAAACTTTACTTGTAGAATCAATATTTCTTAAAGATTCAAACTTTGTGTATATATCAAACGATGTTGATTCTTCATTCTCCTGTACACGTACACGTAGAGTAGAAGTATCTGCATTAAAATCAGAGAGTTGAAATTTCTGATTTTCAATATCATTATCAACTCTATATTTTAATTCTCTAAACGTACCTTCAGCAATTACAACATTAGGAAATGTATATACATTATTAATTAAGGTTGCTTGTTGTGTTTCTAAAACTACATATTGGTATTCTTCACCACCTACTGTAGTTTTTAATTTTGTTCCTCTTGTAAGTTCTAGAACAGTAGGTTTAGTTCCTACTTCACTTGCAACATTTACAGATAAGTTTACAGTTGCTCTTGGAGATAATACTGATCGTGGAACATAACCAAGAAGTTTTGCTCTTGTTACAACATTACCACGAATTTGAGCTGAATCTAAAAATGCTTCGTTTAATGAATAGTGAGCATTCAAAGCATTATAGTGAGTATTATATGCTAAGACATCTAATAACACACTTAAACCAGATCCTTCAAAATCATAATCATTAAATTCTGATTGTTGTTTTAAAAAGTTCTTTAAATTTTGTTTAATTTCTGGAAAATCGAGTTCTGTTACGTTAAGATTACTTGCCATTTTACTTTAACCTTCTTAATATTATTTCAACACTTTGATTAGTATCAAATTCTTTTATTTTAAAATTTACCAATATTTTATATGCATTTTGATCAGGTAAATCATTTATAATTAATTGTCTTATAGCAACTCTTGGTTCATATTTTTTTATAACTCTTTTGATATTTTCTTTTATTGAAATCTCTGTTATTGCATCAGCCGGTTCAAATAAAAGTCCTCTAAGGTTAGCTCCTTTATCTTGTGAAAAAGGTCTTTCATAAAAATTGCTTACTAATAAATTTTTTACAGCATTTTTAATAGCTACATCATCTTTTAAAGGCACAATATCTTTTCTGATTGGATGTGGTATAAAATTTAAATCTAAATCTTTAAATTGTTTTTTACGAGAAACAACTTTCGCCTTTGAAAGATCTCCTGTAACTGATTTATCTGATTGTATTAAACTTGCCATATTACTATTTATACTCTATTAAGTGATGGATTCATCAGGAATAGATGTTAGTTGTTGTGCCGGTGTTGGTGATGCAGATCCACCAGTTCCTGGTACTTCAACATGTTTATGAGTTGCTAATGTTGGAGCATTACCAGCATCGGTTGATACATCACCTGTTGAATGTGTTGTACCATTCACTCTTAAATTACCATGTATTGTAGTATTACCTGTTATATCCACAGTTGTATTTGACGCATTAACAAATACTGTTCCATCAGCTGCAATATTAATTGTTGTACCTGTTTTATGTTCTATATTAATTTTTTCTGAACCTGATGTATTATCTAATTCTATTTTATGTCCAGCTTCAGTTTTATGTACTTTATTTGTAGGAGGATTATGTTGAGCTTCAGTTGGTATATCAATTGTACCATCAGTTTGAGTTGCTATAGAGCCCATTATTATAGGATCTTGTGCACTTGAACCATCTCTGAAGAATCCAACAACAAAAGAACCTACTACTAATTCATGATTCGAACCTATACCTTTAAATGAAGCAGATGTTGAAGGCATCATCACAGTTGCCCAAGGTAAATCACTTGTTTTTAAAATACCAGTATCATCAGTATGCCAACCATGACATCTCACTTTTACACGATTAAGTGTTTCTGGATCGTTAATGTCTTCAACGATGGCAGTAAACCAAGCAAAGTCGCCGCCTATAAACATATCATTCTTCACTTACTTTTTCCCTATTAATTTTTACTATTTTATCTACACTTTCGATAAATGAATCTTTTTTGAGTAGAGCTTTTATAAAATAACCTTTACTTGTAAACGTATGTGTCTTACTTAATAAAAGATAATTACCAGATATATATTGATCTTTTGGATATTCATATCCATCAGCACCAACTCTTTGAATATTTAAATCTAGTATAGCTCCAAGTTCTAAATCAAAATCACCCGCAATCGTAATTTCTTTTGTTAGAGCATTTAAATTTTGTAGTCTAGAATTTGCTTCAAGATTACCTTGGCCAAAATCATTATGATAATTAGATTGATTTCCAAAGGCTAAACTATTTTTTGATATAAAATAATTTTTTACATCTGGCATTTCATTTATTTTTCTATCCATAAATTTTATATTATCAGAAAAAGATTTTTTATCATTTAATTGTTTATTTTTATTTTCAACTAAAGTAAATGATGATTTATCAGTAACTTTATTTGATATATCAACATTAAATGCTTGAGAACTATATACACCTGATGAACTAGATTTTAATTTTGATATTTTAAAATCAGAAGATAATGATCTTATTTTTCTTAATTCTTCATTAAATGCAACAATTGGATCTGATTGCTTAGATAAATCTTCTCTTGTATAAGGATTATTATTATATTCAGCATATACATCTTGAGCTAATAATTCTTTATATGATTTTAATTTTATTTTACCTTGAATAGTTTCATAGAAAAAGAAAGGTGTTCCATCATCATGACAATTTTCTAATAACCAATTAATTGCATATAATGGTTTTACTCTTGTAAATACACCTTTACCAACTCCTGTAGCACCACTTATATCTAACTTATCTTTTGAAATTTTTAAATTTGTTTTACAAATATTATCTATTATTTTACCATAAGAACCTTGAAATGGTGAAACTAAAGTAATATATTGATTATTATAAACATGCTCTGATACACATTTTAAATTATATGCATGAGATCCCGCTTTTGTTCTAGAATAATTATTAATTTCTGCAATATATAATTTTAATGAATATTCTTTTTCTTCACCTTTTAATTGTTTTCTTGTAATAACAACTTCTATTTTTTCATTACCATTTAATTTAAAAGCTTCTATTAAACTTACAGCATCAATAATTGATATATCTGCACTAATACTATTTTTTAATAAGCTCTCTTGAATTGTTAAAGTTGATATAAGATTACTAATATCAATAAATTGATTTTTATCATTTAAATTCGAATATAGCTTAACTTCATTAATTTGAAATGCAGTAGCCGAAAAAGTTGGATTACTCTGATAATTAAGCATTTATTGATTTTTTAAACTTGTCAACGAATTGACCAATATAATTAGGATCTACATATCTTATTTTCGATCTTTCTTCATTTAGTTTAAACTCATGATCGCGGTACGTTTGATATGCTAAATCAGATTCTGCTACACCTCCTGGTATAAAGATTGCATTTGTTACTGGTAATTTTTCCTCAGGATACAGTAATACTCTTGCTTCTGCTCCACTTCCACCACCACCAGTAATGGTTACATTAAGAGTTGTATGGCCACTTCCTTTGTTATTAATAGTGATAGCTGTTACTTTTCCACCAGATATGGTTGCAGTAGCAGTGGGTGATATACTACCGTTACCTTGAAAGGTAACTGTTGGTGCTGATGTATAATTAGAACCACCATTTACAAGTATAATTTGTTTTATTGCTCCAGTACCAGCATTTTCATCATAGTAATAATATGGAGCATCAGCGTATTTAAATGCTTGATATGTTGAAACCGTATCGCTTGATGTTGCACCTGTAATTTGTTCAGTTGTATTTTGAATTAATGTTGGGTCACCAATAAATGCACCTGTAACATTTTGTACAATTAATTGATTCATATCAATATCTTTTTTAGTAAGAGTTCCAGTTGCTCCAGAATCAGTTCCAGTAATTGTTTCGCCTAACTGAAATTTTCCTACAATACTATCTTGAATACCAGTTACGTTACCATCTGAATTCTTTATTAGACCAGGATTGGTTGTAATAGCATAACCTTCATATTCTTTTTCAATATATTCTTGTAGAGCTTCTTGACTCATTGGCCATGCTCGATATCCATCATGCAAAAAATCATTTACAACAAAAAATGTCCAATAAAAATCTGGATTATTATATAATCTACGTGATACGATATCTGGTCTTTCACCATTTTTTATTTCATAAAATTTATAAGCTGAATAATTATCTAA